GTCGTGCCCGTCCACGAGGGAACCGCGGCAGCCATTAGGTTCCCTCGATGTAATGTTTGAGGATTTCGCCGATAGCTACTTCGTCGGCATCAGATATGCCCAGCCACGGACGCGCGGGAATCCTGGTGCTGCCTACCTGCTGAATCCACGGGTACAGGAAGCCGCCCTTGCTCTTGACGTTGGTTCCGAATTTCAATTCGGTCGCCGATGCATTGGCGTGCGTCATCCGCAACATGCGGCCGGTCGCACCGAACAATGCCTTGTGCGGATTCGGCGTGCTGGCGCGTTCGTGCGCTTTCACGGTAGAATCGGATAGCGGCGCCCACGGCGTACCGTCGGGCGCAATCTGCTTCTCCGCCCGGCTAAATGTCGAAGCAGCCAGGCGCTTGCCGATCAACACGAATGCGGGCTCGAGGTCGATCGACCGCGCGATCGCATGCGATAGCATCGCCTGTACCGCGGCATCCTCGATAGTCGTTTCGACGACGATGCCTTCGGAAGCCATCAGAACCCCCGCAGCGATGCCCGTGTGAAGATCGGCCCGGTAAGCGGACTGACGGCCGGCGTCGCATTCGTAACCAGGACGCTCGGCGACGCGATGGGCGGCTCCGTACTCGTCGCGGAAAGTCCGAGCGTCAGATCGCCCTTCGCCACCTTTTCGAGCTTGTGAATCGCGGCATCGTATCGATCCTTCGCGTCTTTGATATCGCGCTCGGGTCGGAGTGCTTGGAGACGATACATCGCGATGTCGCAACAGAGAAGCGTCAACACAACCGGCGCAGTAACCAGCGGCAGCGTGAAACGCGATTCGAGATAGCCGTCGATCTCGGCGGACGCATCGCTGATCGCCTGCGCGATCGGCGCATCCTGAATCGCGACCGCATTCGGATCTGTGATCTCGATCAGGTCACGAGCCGGATAGCGCACGGTCATGTCGGAAATCTGCGCGTAGGACATTTACGGCCAGACCTCGGTCACAGAGATAGTCACCTTGCCCACAGCTGCATAGGGCATCGAAGCCGCCACGGAAGGATCCGAATATGCGGAAATAGTCACCTGGCAATCCGGTGCCGGCCCCGTCATTCCCGCCAGTATCCCGAGTGCGGCTGTCTGCGCCGCGGTGAAGGTCTGCGTAATGTAAGGATTGCTGGTCAGCACCGAAGTTGGTGCGTCGTTACTGACTAGGCTCGCCGTCGTGGCGCCAGTGACAGCCGCAGTGATGGCGCTCTTCGTGCCGATACCGCTCGAATAGGTATATTCCGAAAAGATACTCGGTGTAGGCGTTGCCGTCGGAGTCGCGGCGTATGCCGGCAACGGACCCCGAGGAGGCGGACCGAGAACGACCAGCGCAACAAAAAACGCCGCGAGCAGCGCGACAACGGAAACCTGGATTGCCCTACGAACCATGCGCATCACCATTCCTGTGGCGGCGCGCAGAGAGTTCCCAATCTACGCGCCGCCTATGCCCTACCTCAGCCGCCTGCCCAACGAAACTTAGGCCAGATACTCGCTTACGATCAGGTCCGCCGAATTCCGCCAGATGTTGGTCGTCGGAACCGATGCGGACGATCCCACGCCAGCCATGAACTCCGAATTCAGGAGCTGCCGTCCGACCTCTTCGAGCGAGGGCGGAACAAGCAGGAAAATGTCCTTGCCGGTCGAAAGCGCACCGAAGGGCAATCCGTCGTCACCCTTGATGGAACGCATCGCGGCGCGCGCGGCGCCGTAGTTGGCCGGATTGCTCAGATCCATATTGCTCGCATATGCGAGCTGCCAGAAGGCAACGCCTACGTTGCTGCGGCCGTCAACGCCGTAGCGCAGCTTTTTACGCATGAACATCGCTTCGTCGGTCAGCGCGTTCATGTGTGTAACTTTGTATTCCTCGCGAAGCTGGAAAATGAACGGCTTGATGGGACGCGCCGCGTCAATGATGTACCAGTACGCGCCGCCGCCGCTCGAAGTGATGTTCGAGAAAGTGGTGTCCGCCGCCGCGACGTTCTGCGGTCCCGCCGGATGGCTGGCATTGAAAAAATTGAGCCCGTCGTAACAAATCGGCACGGGCATCGTGTCGCCAGAGCCCGGGAGTGTCACCGCTGAGCCGGTCGTGGCCGCCTTCAGCATCGAGAACAGCAGCACATCGGGATGCATTTTCGTCTGCCATCCGAGGTATTCGACCTGCGAGCCGTAGATGCCGTACTGATCGTCCGAGATCGTGTCCAGATCGATCGCAACGGAGTCTTCCCAGTGCTCGTTGGTCAGCGTGTAGCTGTGAGCTTCGAGATTTTGCAGGGTGCGCTCACCGACCCACTTCTTGAATCCGCCCGTGCGGCCCAGGAACGGGTACACCGTCTGCGTCGAGGAGCTGCGAGTGATGGTCGCCAGCTTCTCATAGTACGAGGGCGGTTTCTCGAATCCGTCCTTGAACCGCGTGTCGAAGCTGATGAAAAGTGAGTTGATATTGCCCTGCGTGATTTCCATTTGATTATTCCCGTTGCCTCTGTTTCAGTTCAGCCGGTTACGCGGTCGGAGTGGTCTTCTTGCGGGTATCGACCCACACGCCAAGTGCATTGATACCGACCACAGTTCCGACAGCCGGAAGCGTGGTCGTGAGATCGCTGGTGCCGACCGTGTGGTCATTCACCGCGAATACCACCTTGCCGACAGTCGCCTGCGTCACGGCATTGGTCGTGTCGTTGTCGAACAGGAAAATCCCGTCGAGCACTTCGATCGAGATCGCGCTCGCCGAACCGAGATTCGCGGGAGCCGGGATCATCGGATACCCGGACACGTTGTGCGCATCCTGCGGGATCTCGCCATCCACGACGTTGTTCATCACGCCGACGACGATCGGAACCCCGACAAACGGCGTTGTGCCCGTCTTCGCCTGCGCGGGAACCGCCAGGCCGTTATCGTCCACCGCCACGATTGAGCCGGTGTAAACGACGGTTGCCGCCTCAACCGGAAAGGGTCCGAGATGTTCCGCGTTCCCCTTCGACTGCGTATTCCGCCCGCTTGAAAGTGCCGCCATTGCCCGTTACCTCGTCCTTGCTTGAGTAGTTATTCGCGCACGCCAACCAGCGGGCGGCCGTTGAGTGATTCCTTGCGCATCGCAGCGAAGGCTTTCGGACTCGCGCCGACCACCCGTGCGATGTGCAGTTCCGCCGGAGTAAGCGCATCGCCATCCGCCGGCTTGATTTCGGTGAAAGTGCCGTCCGCGCCCGGCTTGAGTACGGGCTGCTTGGCGATGAAGGCTCCGTAGGCAACCTCGTCCGCCGTGCAATATCCGATTGCCCATTCCCGCTGCGCGGGTGCGAGCCGTCCTTCGCGGATGTGCGTCTCGACAGCGGTTCGCGCGCGATCCGCAATCGATCGGCCCTGTAGTTCCGTGACCTGCTTGGTCACGGTGCTCAACGTGCCGCGGAGCGCCTCAGTCGCCGCATTGGCGGCTTGCTTAGCTTCCTCAGCGGCCATCTTGCGATGCTCCTCGCGCGCGGACTCCTCATGCTTCGCGCGGTGCTTCGCGGCGACCTTGCGCGCGAGCTTCGCGTCCTCTGAACGGCCGGCCTTCTCATGCTCGTCGGCCATCCGCTCCATGCAGTCGGCCATCTGGGCATCGTCCATGTCGTCGTCCGAATCGGGCGCCGCGGCGTGAGTGGCGACCTTGGCTGCTTTGGTTTTCATTTTGCTACAACGCTCCAGTGCTTCGGCGCGCAACTGATGCAGTCGCGCGGCAATTTGCGGGGTCTTAACCTTCTCGGCGGCGGCGCGGCATTCCTCGGCCAGCTTTTCGTTGGCCGCCATCGCCTCATCGTCATCGCCAGAAGAGTCACCGGCATCGTCGGAGAGGTCGCCGGCTTTCGCATCGAGCGGAGCGAGGGTTTCCTCGTCTGCGTCCTGCGTCTCCGGCGGCATATCGTCGTCGTCGATCTTGTCCGGGCTCTCAGACTGTCCCTTCGCCATATCGACGAGTGCGTCGATGAAATGAGCAATCGAAATTCCCGCAGCGTCCGCCTGTCCCTTCAGCAATCCGTATGCTTCCTCGATCGGGGTGCCTTTCTTGGCCTGGGTGGCGAGCTTGATCAGATCCAATTCGCCGGACAGATGCGCCGCCAGAAACAGTTTGCGCGCGGCAATCTTCAATTCGGGTTTCGCGGCGGCCATTTCGGTAATTTTCGCGGCGATATTCACTTTCATCTCGATTGCCCTCGCACAGATCACGGTGTCGTAGAGGTTTGGATTATTGGTGAGCGCGGCACGCAGAATTTCCTGCACCTCGCCGGTTTTTTCGTCGAATGTGAAAA